ATCGCTTCTCCAATCCATCCACAGATTTTAATTTTCTTAGGATCAATGTGAGCCATTAACTGCTCCATTGCATCGGTAGGGATTCTTTGCCCTACGGTTTTTTCTTTCATAGATATAGCGTTTACAAATTACTGCAATATACTACTTTTTACACTTTGTTTCTCAAAGTACTTTTAATCCGTGGAAAAAATTTACGGATGCAAAGACTTTTCTTTTGGCTCATCAATAAAAGATGTTGATGGCAAAAAAGGAATTGTTACCGGTTACTTTTCTGCATTTAACAATGTAGATAGTGACGGGGATATTATCCGCAAAGGTGCATTCGCAAAGACGATTAAGGAGAACGGCCCGAAATCTTCACAGCCACGTATTAAGCACTTAATGAATCACGACGTTTCATTGCCTGTTGCGAAAATACTTGACTTAAGAGAAGATGATACCGGCCTTGCTTATGAATCGCAGGCAGGAACGCACACGTTAGGACAGGACTTCGTGAAGATGGTTGAAAGCGGCATTATCACTGAGCATTCAATTGGATTCAGGACGTTAAAGCGCAATCAGCTACAAGACTACGAAGGATTTCAAAAGAACCCGTCAAAGGGCTGGTATGAGATCACAGAGGTAAAGTTATTCGAGGGTTCAAGTCTTACAGCATGGGGAGCAAACCCACTAACGCCAATCACTAGCCTAAAATCTTTCCACACAGTAGAAACGCTTGCTGAAAGGCAAAAGCAAATTGAAAAGTTCTGCCGTAGCACTGACGCATCGGATGAAACGATTGAACTGCTTTTGATCCACGCAAAGCAATTATCACAGTACATAATCGAAATGCAGACCACAGAGCCGCCTACTAACACTCTGCCGGGAGTACTCGAAACCATAAAAACATTCAGAACAAACCTATTAAAAACATCATAAATGGAAATCAAAGAAATCAAAGAACAATTGGAAGGTTTAAAAACCGACCTTTTGGCTAAGATGGCAGATACAACTAAGGCGGAAGTAACCGCACAGCTTACCGAAATCAAATCAAAGCTGGACGAAGTTGAAGGTAAAGTAACCACTGCCAAAGACGACGAAATCAAATCCCTGAAATCAACTATTGATAAACTCACATCCGATCTCGAAGCAACCGTAAAAGGTCTTGAGATTGTGAATGCAAGGGTAAAGAGCGTTAAACAGGTTGCTGTTAAAACGCCTGCATCATTTCAGGAGCAATTGGCTACTGCGATGGATGAAAAGCACGATGAGATTCAGAAGTTCATCCGCAAAGAATCAAAAAGGGTTGAAATGGAAATCAAGGCTGTTGCCGACGTTTCAACTGCTAACGTAACCGGCGGTACTGTTTACGGTGCTATCTACAAACCAGGTATCATCGAAAACCCTAATCAGATCAACCACATCAGGACTTTCATCAGACCTGTTGCTGCCGGTCCGGGTACTGACTACTACTTCATGCGTGAGAACGGAGCAGGCGAAGGCGCACCAGCATTTGTTGCTGAAAAGAAAGCTGCATCAGCAAGTAACGTAGGAACGGGTTTAAAGCCTCAGTTCGACATTGATCTGGTTGAATCCTCTGTGCCTTTTCAAATCCTTGCTGGCTACATGGTGGCATCAAGGAAATCACTCAACAATATTCCTGCTTTCCAAAACTTCCTTAACACAAGGATTCCAGAAAAACTGTTGGATGTTGAAGATGCCGGTATCCTTTACGGTACAGGTACATCACCTGAAATCAAAGGTATCCTGGTATCAGGCAACTATGTAGCATCAACTTCATCTGCTACTAAGCTGTCAGAAAAAATCATCGACGACATCGCACTGCTGGAAGATACTTATAAGCGTGCTGCTGCTGGCGTATGGATGCGCCCTGTTGATTACTGGTCTTTCTGGAAAGAGAAAGCTACCGGCGGATCAGAAGAGTACAACTTACCGGGCTGCGTAGTTTGGGTAGGAAGTCAATTGTACATCGGCGGCGTTCCTGTTTACAAAACAACTGCGCTTAACTCAGGCGACTACTTCGTAGGTGCTGCGATGGGTGCTGATCTGTTGGTTCAGGAAAGCATGAGGATTGAATTCTTCGAGCAGGACGGCACAAACGTAAGAACAAACCAGGTTACTATCAGGGTTGAAGAAACTATCGCTTTGCCGGTTTACGGTGGCGACTACTTCGTACTCGGAAGTACATCAGGTTCATAAGGCTTTGCTTTTATTTTCTCATAATTCGGTTAAAGGCCCTGCCCGTTCAGGCGGGGCCTTTTAAAAATCATGGTCAGTTACAATCAAACGATAGACATAGTTAAAGAGGACGTTACGGAAGAACCCGTAACCCTTGCGGAGGCCAAAGCCTTCTGTAAAGTTGATGTTTCCGATGACGATGATTTGATAACCGAGTTAATAACGGCTGCAAGGGAATACTGTGAAAGCTATACAGGTATCGCATTCGTTAAGCGTGAATTTATTACCACGTTCAACAACTGCAACGGTGGGTATTACCTGCCTTACGGCCCGATTGAAGAACTAACGAAACTGGAGGACGAGGACGGCACAGAGATAGAAGCGGCGGACTACAAAGTAGCGGGTACAAACTGGATGAAGATAAAAGAGCCTAAAGCCTTACAGCTTACAGCTACTTACACAGGTGGTTACGAAACGTTGCCTAGTATTCTAAAGACTGCTTTATTAAACGCAATATTCTATTTGTACGACAACAGAAGTGTAGCAACGGATTCCATTGGTCCAATTGCTGAAAGCAAATTAAAAATGTACAGGCGTGTTTAAAGGCAACCGTAAAATTCAGATCAGGCGGTCATCAATGACGCAAAATGAAATAGGCGGTAATGTAGAAACCCTTGTTGCATTATGGGAAGTGTGGGCAGACGTAAGAGAACGCACCGGGTTTTCAACAACAGCAGGGCAGCGTGAAGTCTGGCAGTATGAATACGAGGTAACTAAAAGATACGAAGCATCACGCCCGGTAAGAAGCAATGACATTTTGATTTACGACGGTTACCGTCACAAGATAGAAAGCGTAAGAATTGACAAGGAAGCAAGAAAGGATTTTGAGAAAATATTAATCAGGCGATTAGATACAAATATTAACGGTTCAGCACCAACAGTAAATATGTTACCAATACAAATAACAATTACGGGAACAGGTGCAGATAACTATACAAACAGTTCTTTGATAGGGGCTTTCGTGGATCAGGTAACGGTAGACGGTATAGAACATTCAAAGATGCCTACAAATACTTTGTCGGGCATTGAAAAAGAGTTTTACCACAACCAGGCAAACGGTAATATCAAAATTTCACAACCCGTTCCTGCCGGTGTAAAAATCATCGTTCACTACTATGCCGTTTAACATACCATACGACAAATTACCGGACGGTTCACCGCTGGAACTAACTGACATTATTCCTATTCTACGTTCACCAAACGAGGAGTACAGAGTAAGCATTCAGGATGTTGCAGATACGGTACTTGGTGAAATTCCTGCTGCTACTGGAGAATACGATAAGGCATACAGCGGTACAGTAACTACTAACGGCACAAGTCCTACCGGAACGCCTGCACATCGTTACAGTTTTGAAGTATCAAAGGATGGCAGATTCTGCTACGTTCACTTTTTTATAAACTGGCCGAATGCAGGAGCAACTATAACAACGTTTACAATACCATTCCCGGATGACCTACCAGATCCGCTTTTGGTTACAGGTGTAAGCGGCGCAAACGCAAATCTTTACCCATGCTTTTCTATTCATCAAACTGCTTTAACAACAGAAACAACAGCAAGGGGAATAATTAAGATAAATGGATCAAACGATGGCTACGAAATAGAATCGGTTTCGTCATCAGGAAGTTTCAGGATTTGCAATGTAGTTGCCACTTATCCAATTGCAGCACCATGAGTATAACGCTTAAAATAAAAGGACTTGACGCAGCAGTAAAGCAAGCTAATAAGCTGGCTAAAACCGCTCGTATTGAAACTCAGGCAGCGTTAGACACATTCGGATTTAGTGTTGAGGGGACAGCTAAACAACTGGCCCCGGCTAACGAAGGTAGGCTAAGGAATGCGATCAGTGCAAAGCGTGGCAATCTATCGGCCTCAGTAGTTGCAGCAACTAACTATGCTGCATACATGGAGTTCGGTACTCGCAAGTATGCTGCTCAATACGTGGCTACGTTACCGCAGGAATGGCAACAGTTCGCTGCTCAGTTTAAAGGCGATGGTACAGGAAGTTTTGCAGATATGATTAAGTCATTAATGGTATGGGTAAAACAAAGAGGTTTAGACGATGATGCAGCCTATCCGATTGCATTAAAAATATTACGGGAAGGTGTGAGAGCAAGACCGTTTCTATATCCTGCTGTAAACGCAAACCTGAAGCAATTAAAAGAAGATTTAAACAACGTCATTAATTGAAAGATATAAATACTCCATTACAGAAAGCCTACTTCGATGCCATCAGTGCATTAAGTATTCCTGTATTTGAGGGTGAAGAACCGAACAACACTAACGAGGCTATTTACGTGGTGTTGCATGACATAAACGGAACGGATGCAAGTACTAAAAACAGTACTGATTACAACTGTTCTATTCAGGTTTCAGTTCATTCAATTAAGAACAATGTAAATAACAGCGTCGACATAAACGATACTGTAAACGATATACTGACCGCTTTAAAGCCCGATCCTAACGCAGTACTTGATTTAAGTGCAGACAATCTACAAATGACTGAATTAGTCTTAACAGTAGACAGGACATCAAGGAACAAGTTCGGGGATACGGCCTTTATATCAAGGGATTTAATTTTTAACCAAACAATATTTATCAAAGACTAAAACTATAACCTATGTCAGAACACAAAGTGCAAGGCGGCACGATGCTATTATTCATTGATCCTGCTGGCGGCACATCATACGATACTGTCGTTTGTCTTACAAGCGTATCTAAAGAAGATTCGCTTTCAGAGGTAGACGCATCAAGCGCATGCGGCCCGGACAGTTCACCAGGTACTTTATCACTCAGCAGGAGTTTTGAAGGACAGCACCTGCAAGACCCTTTAACGGGTAAAATTTCAGGCACTTCTTTAAGGACACTTATGTATGCCAAAACAACTGTTGGTTACATGATCGCTCCTGAAACGCCTGTAACTGGCGATGAAATCGAAACCGGAACAGGATATATCAGTGCATTGTCAAGTAGCTATTCTTTTGACAACGTCGGCACGTTCTCGGGAACGCTGAAGCCTTACGGTACACCAACGATTGTAGAAGAAAGCTAATCAAAAAATAAAATATGAAAAAAGAGTTAGGAGGAAAGCAGCGTGGTTTTTTATTCAACAACTACGCAATGTCAATCATCAGTGAAAAAAGTAAAGGATCAAACGCAATGGCATTTTTATATTCTGTTGTTTTTGGCGGCCTGATGGGTTACGATTACGCAAAGGAAACGGAAGTAGATTATACTTTCTCCGATGTGATCGAATGGGTAGACGATGCAATGAACGGCGGCGAAACCTTTGAGGATGTCGTAGCGTGTATGCAGGACAGTAAGCAGTTTAAAAAACTTACTTCAGCCGCTGAATTGACAGGCGATGACAAAAAAAAAGCGGACGAGAAATAAACTATGAGAATTTAAAGTTTGCTCTCGGTCGCTTAAAGTGGTCGGTACGGCAGTATTATACTGCTATGCCACATGAATACTATGCAGCAGCAGACGGGTACTTAGAAGAACAAAAGGAATCAGCAATGGTAACCCGTTATTCAACTTACCTGATCTGTTGCGCAATGGCGGGTTCAAAAGAAATCGGAAGTATTGAGAAGCTATGGCCGCTTGAAACAACCGAAAAGAAAACAGCAAAGCCACTAACAAAAGAGGAAAGCGGATTGATACTACAACGGGCTAAACAGATAGCCGAAAAAGTTAAAAAGAAACAAAAAAATGTCGAATCAACTTGAATACACAGCGGCGGTCACGGGGTTCGACAAAGTAGAAACGGCCTTAAAGAATCAGGCTAAAGGGCTTCAATTAGTCTCAACAGCAGCAACAAAGTACGATAGGGCTGTTAAATCAATAAAACCCGGTAGCGATCAGGCTTCTCAAGCAATAATAAACTTAGGCAGGGTTGCACAAGATGCGCCCTTTGGCTTTTTAGGTATAGCAAACAACATCGAGCCTTTACTTACTTCGTTTAAATCACTAGGCGCTGCATCTGGTGGCGCACAAGGCGCATTAAAAGCGTTGGGTTCGTCATTGATCGGCCCTAATGGCTTGATATTAGCTTTTTCTGCTTTTCAGTTTGTCGCATTAGGCGGTATTGATGTTATTAAAAAGTTCTTTCAGTCAGCATCTGAAGTTCAAAAAATTGAAGCCGCAAAGAAAGCGCTTGATGAATATAAAAAAGCAGTAGATGGAATTTTTTCAGCAGCAGCAAAAGAAAATGCTGAAGTTCTTTCTTTAATTACTGTTATTAATAGCGAAGTTGAAACAAGGAAAAGAAAACTTGCAGCGCTTGAGCAATTAAAGAAAATAAACCCAGATATTTTTAACGGACTAAAGTTAGAGCAGGGAGCAGTTACCGGGCTTGACGCTGCATATCAAAAATACATTGCAAATCTTCAGAACGTAGTAGCTGCAAAAGTCATTCAGTTCAAGTTAGAGGAAAAGATAAAACAGGTTTTAGAACTGCAAGGAGTTGCGCAGTCAAATGCTATTAAAAATCTTGGCGCAGCGTTTAATAAGATAAACCAAGACAGAGCTAACGCTTTAAAAGGGCTTGGCGATCAAAATGCAGTAAAAACCCTTCAGGATATAGCTACTTATTCAGATAGAATAAAATCCGAAAAGATAGCTAAGCTAAATGCTGAAATAAACGATTTGGGCAAAGAGCTTTCGGAATTTAGTGCCGGAGTGTTACTTGATCCGCTAAAGAACGATAAAAAGGTTAGGACAATATCAGACGTGCTTTCCGACCTAGGTAAGCAGATAGACTTTTTAAACAAAAAAGAGGTTGTAT